ATGTCATTTATTAATCAATTTAAGTCACAGTCAAAAACAGTACTAGCTGCTGTTGCTATTTCAGCTGCTACCTTGGGCTTTGCAGGGGAGATGAAAATACAACAAAAACCCTTGATAAACAAGGGTTTTTAACTTTCTCGCCCCAAATCCGCCCCAAATTTTTCCATTAAATTTCTGACTTTGTCGAATGATTCTTCTTGTTTTGCCTTGAATAAGTGCGAATATGTTTTCAATGTTTCGGTCGCATCCTTGTGTCCTACTAACTTGGCAATGGTCACAACGTCCACGTCATGATAGATCAGCCAGCTAACGTAGGTATGACGTAAGCCGTGTACATTAAATGTTTGACGTGTCTTTTTCTTTAAAATTTTATTTTCGCCAGTCCCTGTCAATTTGGTAAACAATCTTTTATCTGGATTGTCTATATATCCAACTTTCATGTACTCGTCGTATGCTTTCAGCCACTCACTATCAAATGGCACATCTCGTTCTGATTGCGGATTCTTAGTAGGTCCCCAACCTTTCTTCTTTCCGTAAACCTTGTAAGTCCTGCGGATTCGTAAACACATATTTTCGCGGTCAACGATAGGCTCTGTAATGCCTGCTGCTTCCGAGAAACGAAGTCCGGTTTTTCCGATAGTGTACAGGAAGAAGTGGGACTGGTACTTAATTGTCTTTCGATAATCTGTGATTACTTGTTCGTATTCATCAAGTTCCAAGTACTTATCCTCCTCTTTCTTGGATTCGACATCGGAGAAAATCTTGACAATTTCGGTAAAATCTTTTTTTAAAATCCCTTGGTGGATAGCAACTTTAATTGCTGCTCTTATATGCGAATTGAACCTTTTGACACTATCTTTCACATAACATTTTGCCAGTTCGTTTATAATGTTTTGATAGGAAGTAGCGTTTATTTTCGAGAGTTTCGTTTCGTGAAAGTATATAGTAATCAGTTTAAGGGTATATTCATATTTACCAAATGTTTCTGGTCCGACATGAGGCTTCTTGTGGACAAGCATCCATTTTTCAAAGTATTCAGCAAGGGTAATGTTCTTATCTTCCACAATGCCGTTGGACAGCTCAATTTCAGCTTGGGATGCTGCTTGAACAGCCTCTGCCTTGGTTCTATATCCTGACTTAGATTTCTGCTTATATGAGCCGTCTGGGGCTTTATATGAGATACGGTATTCCCATCCGTTATCCCTTTTTCTAAAATATGCCATTGATTTACCCTTTCTAATTTGATAAAATGGGTATAGTAAAGAGACCTACTGCAAAGCAGGTTTTTACTATACGGAATTACCCTACACTCAAGCTTTGGTCGGCGGAGAGTGTGGGGATTTTTTTGTTATTCGATATCTAATTGCAAGACTTCTTTGATTTTTGCTTTTAACTTGTCCAAATCTGTCTGGTCGAGTTGGTAGGCTGGTTTGTAGATTTTCTGGAATAGTGCCTTTCCTGATTTGTCAGTGAGGGGAACTCCAGAGGAGTCTACTTGCTTTTTGGTCTTGTAGATGATTTTGCGTTTGTCAATTTCTTGTATTTTTCGGACATAGGCGTAGGCTTTGGGTTTTGATGGTGTGTCTTGGTATTTGGTATTATCCAGCGTGATACCACCTCGGTACTTTTTACCTGCTTTTTTACCTGTTAATGGTACAGCCAAGAGTGTGCCGTCTGTTTTATCGGGCGGTGTCAGAATGATAGCGTAGTGCTTGCCGTAAAATTCATTTCCGCCTTTTTGTGTGAAATTGACAAGGTAGACTTCTCCTTGTTGGAATGTCATGGTAACTCCTTGATAAAAAATAAGGTGCACTTAGAAAAGTACACCAGACTGTTTGTCCTTGACGAACAAGGCTTTATAAATAAATATCGTATCCTTGACGAACAAGGCTTTTGACTAACCTCATTATACCAAAATGAGTGAAATAGTCAAGGATATTTATTTCTGGTGTTGAATTTACCTCTCCCTATACACCTCCACGACTTCGCCGATGGTTCGGAAGTCGGTGTCTGCTGTGATGGGGATGTTGTCATAGTCTGGGTTCAGGCTGTGGAGGTAGGCGCCTTGGTCTGTGATACGGAGTTGCTTGATGTAGGCGTCGCCGTTATAAGCGAATACTCCGATGTCGCCGTCAGATAGATCTACGGATAGTTTGACGAATATATAATCGCCTGAGTGGTATTCTGGTTCCATGGAGTCTCCGTAGATAGGGACAACGAAGTCGGCATCCACTTCAATAGGTAATTCGATAGTCTCAACTTTCACATCATTCAGATACTGACCTGTGCCAGCGGAAGCGGGTTGGTCGTAGTAGTTGTAGGTGTGGTAGGTGGCTTGCAGCTCGTTTACTGTATTCTTACTGTCTGTTACTGTATTTTGTTTATCTAGAAGCGCATTTCCGTACCGTATCCAGCTTTTGTGGTTGTTTGAATGTAAATCCCTATCCAATCTCAAAACGTCGTCAGAAACGGTTTTAGGGGTGGTAGAAGGGATTGTGGATTTTTCTTCAATCAAATCTGATTTGTTAATTCCAAAATAATTTGCAAGTAATTCGATTTTCCCAATTCGTGGGTATGTAATACCTTTTATCCAGTCTCGTACAGTTGTATACTTTAAATCTAAATCAGAACAGAGTTGGTTTCTATCAACCCCTTTTTTGTCCATATAGTATTTTAGATTTTTCGAGAAAATATCTTTGTTTTCTATCGGCATAGCATTTTTCCTCGCTTTCTAATGAAGATTTTACGGCAAAAACGCAAAAAAATCAAGAAAAAACAAAAAAATTGCGAAAAAAAACGCAAAAAGTTCTTGACATTGCGGTTTAACCGCAGTATAATATAATCAAGGTCAGGGAAATGACCGAACTAAAACAGGAGGAAAAGCAAATGGTGGACATACTAAAAAGCCTAGCTGATAACGACTTAGCAATCCCGATTATCATTCTAGGCTTAGTAAGAGAAGCTCGCTTATGGCACAAACAAGTGCTTGAGCACAAGCGGAACTTACAAAACAAAAAGTAAGAGCAAGGGGCGAAAGCCCCAACCTCTTATTTGAAGTATACCACCATTTGCCAAAGAAAGCAATGATCTATTGGTTAGCTGGTTTGTTGGTCCTGTCGTTTGTGATACGGCAGATTGTGAAGTGGAGGAAGAAATGAAGGTGGAAAGGATGGGAGAGAAGGCGAAGGCAGAAATAAAAGTTTGTGGCATTACTTATTTGGTAATTGTACAGGAACATTTCAAAGCATATGATGATGAACGAAATCTGTGGGGGTACTGCGATTACGAGCGGCAAATAATCTATGTTCGAGAAAGTCTTTCAGAGGAAAGAAAAAGGCAAGTGCTAATCCATGAATTAACACATGCCATGTTGCAAGAAGCCGGATACAAAGAACAAGATGAAGATTTAGTAACGCGATTTTCTATAATCTTGCATCAAGTTTTAATTGATAATCCGAAGCTATTTAATGTTTAGCTTCCTTATGATTGGCTAAGGTCTTGCCTGCTTTGGATTTTGCAGAAGCAGACTTGCTAGTCGCCAATGTTTTGCCAGCTTTGCTAACAGGTTTGGATGGTCTACAAGTTTTCGCCATATTCTTCTCCTTTCTATCAAAATTTTATGAATAAAAGATGTTGGGCTATTCATGAGAATATTATAGCAGAAAGTTATTGAAAAATCAACATGTAGTTGTGGATAACTTTTTGAATACTATATCTAGTAACTGAAGGAAGAATATGTGGGAAAAAATTGAAAAACTGCTAAAAGAAAAAAGTATGACTAAAAATAAGCTTGCTACGCTTGCAGGCATCAATAAAAATAGCCTAATTGATCTAAAAATGGGTAGAAAGAAATCCTTGAAGTTTGAGGATGTCATTAAAATCGCTGACGCTTTGGATGTCAGCCTAGATGAATTTAGAAAGGGTGAGGAGTATTGAAATGGACGCTAAAAATGTTGCGTGCCAGGGACAATCTTACGCAAAAACAAGCTGGTCAGCTGGTAGGTGTTACTGCTGACACATGGGCAAATTGGGAAAAAGGGAAAACAAATCCAGATGTCAAAACAGCCTATAAAATTGCAGAAAATTTTGGATTGTCTATAGATGACATTATTTTTTTAGATAGCATTGCGGTTTAACCGCATAAAACCAGCCAAACTAGAAAGGGACTAACATGTCAAAACAAAGATACGGTCGCCCAAGTACAGGGCAGAAAGGGAATAACCGTCCCACAGTGGTCATTAGTCGTGAGAACTACGACGAGGTAGACAGCTTGTCAATTGGTACAGGAATGAGCCGTAGTGCTATTATTGATTATTTTATCAGTGAAGGCTTGAAACGTGCTCGTATTGAAGAAGTTGTCATCAAGACTAAGCGTCTTGTCCTTGAGGACTAGAAAGGAGAAGGGGATGAACGAACTAGAAAGAACAGCCCTCAATGAAATACTGAGGACTGTGGCCTATATTGCGGAGAAGGTGGATGAACTTGACGCTAAGATTTCTTTGAGCGATTTACAAGTTCTTGAGCATCAAGAAAATTGAGTTTCATTTCCATGTAGTGAATAACTCCGTGAAGGTAATTTTTGAGATGAGAAAAATCTTTATCAGGATTATTTCTATAGTAATGACCTTCGTCGTTGCCAATATAAGCAGATGCAAGTGCAAATGTTTTAAGGTCATCATCCTTGATATATTTTTCGATAACCTGTTTTAACGGCATTTTAATGATTTTATCTTCGTCATCAGGATTTGTGACAATAGAGAAATCTTTAACAAAAAACTCAAGTGCCTTTCGATAGCCGATTCCTGCGATGTGGTCGAGTTGTTCATGTTCTGCTTTTAGGGCTTGAACATAGATTTGTTTACCGATTGGGGAAACTAATTCTACATCGTCAGAAATAGGTATATCACTTGGGAGGCTAGGAGTAACTTTAAGATGTTCGATTTCGTATTTATCGGTGTAGGAATTAATCCGATGCCTTGTTGCTATAAATTCTTCTGTCCAGAAGTGCTTACAACCTAAGCATCTAAATGTTAAGACCAAACTTGTTTTTTCTTCGCCGAGAGGAAAATAAGAAGAGTTCACCAGATGTGGATTGGTTGGTTTTTTACAATTTGGACAGATATCATCGATAGTTACAGGTCTAGAAACAGAAGAATTTATTTTTGCTTGAAATATCATAATATTTCTCCAATCGTTTTTATTTTAATTATATCAAATCAGAAAGGAATTTTATGAACGAAATTATCAACGTTAGTGTGAATGATAATCAAGAGCCTGTTGTGTCTGGTCGGCAGTTGCATGAGGCTTTGGGTGTCAAGACGGCATATAAGGACTGGTTCCCTAGAATGACCGAATATGGATTTGTCGAAGGACAGGACTTCTGCTCAAATTTGAGCGAAAGTACGGGAGGTCGTCGAGCGGTTGACCATATTATCAAGCTGGACATGGCCAAGGAAATTGCTATGATCCAACGGACAGACCGAGGCAAGCAGGTACGGCAGTACTTTATCCAAATAGAAAAGGACTTCAACAGTCCAGAGAAGATTATGGCTCGCGCTCTGCTATTGGCTGACAAGAAGGTGCATCAGCTGGAAGCACAGATTGAGGCGGATAAACCCAAGGTGCTATTTGCAGACGCTGTGAGTGCTAGTCACTCATCTATCTTGGTTGGAGACCTAGCTAAGTTAATCAGTCAAAACGGCTTTAAAATCGGTGCTAATCGCTTGTTTGCGCGGTTGCGTGAGAACGGCTATCTCATTAAGCGCAAGGGCAGTGATTGGAACATGCCAACGCAGAAGTCTATGGAACTAGGTCTGTTTGAAATCAAAGAGACGACTATCACACATGCTGACGGTCATATCTCGATTAGCAAAACTGTAAAAGTTACTGGCAAAGGTCAGCAGTATTTTATCAATAAATTTTTGGCTGATGATGTTGCTTGAAAAACAAAAAAACCACTGCGGGAACAGTGGCTTACTAAAAAAATCACTTAAATTATAACACACGAAAGTGAGGTTTGACAAGATGGATGACATTGCTGAAAGCTACATATCACGATTTATCAGTCAACTAAAAGTCAGACTGGTAGAAGTGTTTGAGGTGTTTAACATAGAACTTGCGCTGCCTTTGCTACTCAACAGCAAGCAATGCAAGAAGTTGTTGGGTATTGCAAATGAGACGGAATTCCAAAGGGTGTCACATCTGAAGGATTTCCCAAGAATTGATAAGAAAGGGTCGCACCCACGATTTCCACGAGATGCGGTGGTTGAGTGGATGCGTGTAAATTGGAAGTTGATATGACAGAAGCAATTTTAACATTAGGAATTTTCGCCGTGCCAATCTTGGCAGTAGGCATTGTGGAACAACGGAAAGCAGAGAAAAGACGGATGCGCAAAGAGTTTGAAGAAATTCGGCGTAGAGATTATCTGTACGGCTTTAAGGCAGGCATGGGGTATCAGAGTACCTGTGACATTGAAAAAGCTCGCAACGGGCTGAAACGGAACGCTCAGCAAGTAGATAAGGAGATAGCACGGTATGCGAATTAACGAGGGTATCGGCAGAGAAAACCTTATTGATCAGATTGTGTATATCACAGGTAAAGCGCGACAGTTTTATCAAGCCATGTCACCCTATGAGCTGGCTATGGAACTGAAGATAGCTAAATTACAGGCAGGGTTGATATGACAATTTACGACAGAGAATATGTGTGTGACGAATGTCTTGAGCAATGGGAATCACGCTCAGAAGAGCCGATGATATTTTGTCCATATTGTCAATCGGATGTAGAACCGAGAATCATCGGTAAATGGAGGGCTTATGACTAGTATTGAAAGGATTAGGGAATACTATCGCGACCACCCGAACGCATCTTCTAAGGAAGCGTCAGAGGCTTTAAAAATTAAAGAGAACACTATCAAAGCTTCGGTTTCCAAAGATGTGAAAAATCGTCGGGCAGTTCGTTTAGATAACGGTGGTATTGACTATACAGATTTTTTTGAGAAAGATGGAAGGTTAAAAGCATTCCGTGAGTATCAGAAAGAGATTTTGGAAGAGCAAATTGAAGTCCTACGGGAAGCAAATCGTAGAGAGATTGATAGCAACCAAATTCGCTTGAATGCTCGTGAGATACGGATGTTGCTGAATGATTTGGCTAGATTATGACAAGACAAGATTTAATCGAATTGATGGAAAGTGATGCAGCAATAGGTATCAAAGATTTTCTGGCTATGCATGATCGCTATGTTGCCTGCATGATCACTCACAAACAAGGTTACGGCCATGACCAGTTGGAGTATATCGCTGCATACGTTAAATTTTTGGAAAATCATTTTATGGAGGATTTATGAAAATCTACATAGCGGATGACAAGCGGTTGATTGTCGAACCTTCGTGGTTTGACTGTTTCGACCATACAGGGAAAGAATATGTGAATCTCCCCAAAGCTAAGATTCAATTAAAATCAAAAATCACTGATGTAATTGAGTCAGAGATTCGTCTAGCAATCGCAGAAGTCATCAAAGAATACCAAGCTGAAATGGCAGATTTACCGTTAGAAGATATTTTCAACGAAAAGCGCAAGCAAGTGCGTGATTCATACGACACAGAACAAGCGGTTGCTGATGTGATAGAAAGGTGGCAGAAATGAAAATTACAAAAGCGACAGATATTACGTTAAATGATTCCTGTTATCTCATCTATGGAAACCCAGGGTTTGGCAAGACTTCGGCATTAAAATATATCCCGGGCAAGACATTGGTGATTGATATTGACAAGTCATCCAAGGTTCTGAACGGGTGCGAGAATATTTCTATTGCGGAAGTAGACACACATAAAATCTGGGACGAATGGTTGAATGTTGTCAAAGAACTACTAAAAGGAGCGGCTGAACCATTCGACACCATCGTCGTCGACAATGTATCAGAACTCTTTCGGGCTTGCCTAGCGAATTTGGGTCGCGAGGGCAAGAACCACAGGGTGCCTTCTCAAGCGGACTACCAACGGGTAGATTTCACTATTTTGGATAGTTTGCGGGCCTTATTGCAGCTAAAAAAACGTATTGTGTTTACAGCTTGGGAGACTTCGGATCAGTGGACGGATGAAAATGGCATGATTTACAACAGGGCCATGCCTGATATTCGTTCTAAGATTTTGAATAACTTCTTAGGCTTGACCGATGTGGTGGCTAGATTGGTCAAAAAGACCACCGAAGACGGCGAGGAAGTGAGAGGTTTTATCTTACAACCGTCGGCTAGTGTCTACGCAAAAAATCGTCTGGATGACCGTAAGGGGTGCAAAGTAGATGAGCTTTTCACTACGGAATTACCAAGTTGAACTGATTTTGGACATCAAGAAATCCATGCTTGCAGGTCACCGTAAAATCATGGTTCAGTCACCGCCACGGTCTGGAAAAACAGTTTGCATGGCCCACATTGCCAAGAATGCAACAAATAAGCAAAAGACGGTATTGTTTTTCAGTCATCGCAAGGAAATCAACGAACAAGTTTTTGAGACGTTCAGTCGTGCAGGTGTCGACATGGGATTGGTCTATATCGGCACAGTTGGCAGTATCGTCAGGAAGTTAGGAAAATTACCTATGCCAACGCTCGTCTTGGTAGATGAAGCGCATCATATCAAGGCTAGTCAATACCAACAGATTTTAAAATACTATCATCAGGCGGTTCAGTTGTTTTTTACAGGTACGCCAATACGCTTGGATGGGTCTGGATTTGACGATATGGCAGATGATTTGGTTGTTGGTAAATCTATCTTGTGGTTGCAGGAACATGGAAATATTTCAGAGTTTGATTATTATTCTATCAATTTGCTTGATCAGGCAAAACTAAGGAAACGGCAGGGCGAGTACACGAATCAGTCGATTGATGATAGTTTTGATTTCAAGCAACAGCACGGCGATTACTTGAGCCATTACGAACGTTTGGCAAAGGGAAAACAAGCTATCGTATATTGCCATAGCGTAGAATACGCTGAGAGGGTTTTTAAGCGATTTTTTGAAGCAGGGTACCAATCAGCCGTAGTGTCTGGAAAAACTCCGAAAGTCGAACGAGAGCGGGCAATGCGTGCCTTTCGTGACGGAGAAGTGACTATCATGGTGAACGTCAATTTATTTACCGAAGGAATTGACTTGCCAGGCGTTGATGTCTGCATCATGCTACGACCGACGGCATCGTTAAGTTTGTATTTGCAGTTTGCAATGCGTGCCTTGAATCCCAGAGATGGCAAACGTGCCATACTAATTGACCATGTTGGAAACCACATTCGGCACGGTCTACCAAACGATGACCGCTACTGGACCTTGGAAGGCGTTGATAAAAGAAAATCATCCAGTAAAGAGAAGGAAGAGGCACCTAAGACTTGCGAGAATTGCTTTGCGACATTTTATAGGGATAGGATTGTCGATGGAAAATGTCCTTACTGTGGTGAACCATTGAAAATTATCAAGGATATTGAAAAGGAGGCAACAAATGAAACGTTAACTTTAATCAACCAGGGGATGGAGTTTGTCTCTATCCGTGGTGAGATGATAGAAGTGACACGGGAAGAAGCTTTGGTCTACAAGCGTGTCAAACGATATGGTAAGAAATACGAGAGATGTGAGTCTCTCGCAGAATTAAAAGCATTTAGAATTATCCACGGTTACGCCCCTGGCTGGCTGTGGCACAAACAAAAAGAATTAAACCTTTGGAGGAATTAAGAATGGGACTTTTTACAGTAAATTATGAAGCAGCAGAACAATTTTCATCTATCGAAGACGGAACTTACGAAGTATTTATTTCACATGTGGAGCAATCTGCAAGTAAAGGCGGTACAGATTTCTTGGATATTCGTTTGAAAATCCGTGAGGACTTCCAGCAGAAGTTCCGCAACAATCTTATCTTTGACAAGATTTGGATCAACAAAGAAACCTTGCAATACCCTGAGTTTGCTCTTCAGCGTTATGCTAAGGCGGTAAAATTGCCTGAAAACATTGAAATTCAGACCGTGGAGCAGTTTTTGAACCTTATCAAGGGTAAGAATTTGAAAGTCACGGTTAAGAATGAGCAGTCTGAATACAACGGCAAGACCTATGACAACCTGAATATCAAGAAATACGAGCAATCAGAATTGCCACCAGTTGCTGTCCAAGCTAGTCAGCCTGTTGTGGATGATTTAGATTTACCGTTCTAAGTTTATGGCAGGAATGGTAGAATACGCCTTGCACTATGCTCGTCTTGGTTTTTCTGTCATTCCGATTGATAAGAGGAGCAAACGTGCCATAACAGCGTACAAGGATAAGACTTTTTCAGAATTGGAAATCAAGCGTCTGTGGCGTGATAATCCAGATGCCAACATAGCTGTAAAAACAACGGATTTCTTTGTTATTGATATTGATGTTCGAGATGATGTGGATGGCTATTCCAGTTTTGAGGAATGGGAACTGAAGCAATATATCCCTGCCACTCTACAGGCGACAACGCCGAGTGGTGGCAGGCATATATTTCTCAAGAAACCTAAAGATGTCCAAATTAGTCAAGATATTAAGGTTCGTCCGGGAATTGATATCAAGGCCCACCCGAACAATTATGTCTTAGTAGCACCTAGCAATAATCCCAAGGGAAAATATGTCTGGGATCGGTCTGTCGAAGAGATGGCAGAGGCTCCGATGGAGCTGTTAGACATCTTACAGGCAGAGAAGAAACCAAGCAAAATCAATTTTACAACTAAATACAATCCAGAATACAGCAGCAAAACGGCTAAGCTATTTGAACAAATTGTTTTCGGTCTGGGTGATGAAGGTGGAAGAAACAATAATCTAGCTAGTTTGATTGGCGGGTTATTGATCCGTGGCGTTGATGAGGAAGCGGCTTATATGTTAGCCAAAATAGCTAATCATTATACGCCAAGTCCTTTATCTCAGCAGGAGGTGGATAGGACATTTGAAAGTATGTTAAGAAAGGAGTTTGATAGGCGAAGTGGTATTGGATATAGCGAAGATTAAAGCAGAGTACGAAAACGTCGTTCCACATCCAGCTGTCTACGAAAAACCGACCGACTGGCGTGAGATTCGCCTGGCTTGTCGCGATTACCGAAACGACTGGCTGGAAAAAGCTAAGTGGAAAGAAACACAGTATGGAACCCTGGAGCAGATTAACGACGCACCGAAACGCTTGACAGAGTTGGCTGTGGCGGAAGGTTTGGAGCAAATCCTGTATGTAATCAATCTACCGAACGATAGGGTGGCAGTTTATGATCCTGACGCTGGTTATTATCATAAAGACCCATCTTTTGCTTACAAGGTTATCAGATTGTTAGAACCCACTTTTACCGAGACACGGTCCAAGAACGTACTGTTCATGTTAGCAGCAACCAAACGGAAATATCTATATGATGGGTTCTCGTGTGATTTTTCTATCGGGGATTACCAGGATCCGAAACGTTTCATTCTGGTGAAAAACGGTATTTTTGACAAACAGTTGAAGAAGATGTCGGGGTTTACCCATCGGTTTGTGGCTTTCTCGACTATTGAAACAGAGTATGACCCATTTGCGGAATCACCAAACATTGACGGTTGGGATGTGGACGATTGGTTACTGGATTTGATGAGCGGTGACAAAGATTTGGTTCATCTCTTATGGCAGGTTATTTCAGCCAGCCTAAATGGGAACTACTCGTACAGGAAGTCTATCTGGTTTGTCGGTGAAGGAAATGACGGTAAGGGTACGGTCCAACAATTGATTACAAATATTGTCGGTATTCGTAATGTAGCAACCTTGAAATTGAATCAGTTTTCGGAGCGTTTCGCCTTGTCAATGATTGAAGGTAAAACTGTCATCATTGGGGACGATGTGCAGGCTGGTGTTTACATTGACGAATCGTCGAACTTTAACAGTGTTGTGACTGGTGAGCCAGTATTAGTCGAGGAGAAGAACAAGCAACCTTACTCGACCGTGTTCAAGAAGACCGTCATTCAATCAACCAACGAATTGCCAAGGTTTAAAAATAAAACCAACGGAACCTATCGGCGTTTTCTTATCATCCCCTTCCGAAAGACATTTTCAGCCAAGGAAGATAATTGGCAGATTAAGGATGAGTACATCAATAGGGATGATGTGAAACAGTATGTGTTGAAAAAAGCCCTTGAGTTAAACTTCACACGATTCAGCGAACCGCAGGCAACGCTGGATGTCTTGGAAGAATTTAAATCTAGCAACGATACAGTTAAAGCGTTTATTGACGAATGGTTCGGAACATTTCAATCCGAACGCCTGCCGGTCCGTTTCTTGTGGTGGTTGTATCAGGAGTGGTGCAAAGAAGAAGGGATTACAAAAGTGGCTAAGGGTAAGTTTGAACGTCAGCTCATCAAATTACTCCCTGCAGAATGGGAGAAAAAAAGAGCGAAACCGACAAGGAGATTTAAGCCATCACTAGATGTCCCTCGCAGATATACAGGTTTTTATTGGGATAACGATAACGACCCTAACACGACAGCGGTCTGTCTTGATAAAAAGTTACTGGTTACTGATTAGGTTACCGAACTTTTATAGATAGGTAACCTAGTTAAACCCTTGATATAATTGAGTTTTTGTTAAAAAAGTTACCGGTTACCTATCTTCCCTTATTATTTATTAAATTATAAATATAAAAAATATATATAAATAGAAAATAGGGGGTAACGGGTAACTTTTAGGGGTAAAACAAGGGCTAAACCCTTGATATGACTGGTTTTTTGGAGGTTATCTATCTTTTTTCGAGATGTGTAACTTTTAGTAGGAAATATATGGAAAAAGAACATAAAATACAAAATGATATTCGAGTTGGTTTGACGGAAGCTGGGTGTCTGGTCTTCCGTGCCAACGTTGGTAAAGTCCGTACGGCAGATGGACGGTATTTCGATACAGGTCTGCCAAAAGGTTTTAGTGACCTGTTTGGATTTAGATCTGATGGACAAATATTTTTCATTGAAGTTAAAAACGAAAAGGGTCGTGTGAGACCAGAGCAGGAGAAGTTTATCGAACGAATGCGAAAATTTGGCGCCTTAGCCGGTGTAGCTAGGAGTGTTGAGGACGCGTTGAATATTGTGGAAGGAGGAAGCAAATGAAACCATTCGATAACGTAACAAAACCAAAACACTACCAAGGTAAGCATGGTATGGAAGCCTTGGATGTGGTCAAGAATTTTATCTGGGATTTAGCAGGCGAGCGCGCCTACTACTGGGGCAATGTCATCAAATATCTGTTGCGATTTCAGCAGAAGAACGGTGTCGAGGACTTGAAGAAAGCTAGACAACATTTGGATTGGTTGATTGAGGATATGGAGGAAGTATGAAGAAATATCTTTCAGCGATTGCGAACTTTTATATTTTATTTTCAATCCTGGCGACACCTCTAATAGTCGTGTATAAGGTTGATGAGTTGAGCCAGAAATTAAAACAACCCATCATCATCTACCAAGTAGACAACGCTGATACAGAGATGTTTGGCAAGGTCACCGCTAAGGATGTGGTTGATGGTCATTACTATGTCGAGGTTAGGCCGTATGGGAAATTCCTGGTGACCAAGGAGCAATATCACGAGATTGAAATCGGACAGGATATGCCTGAGTATTTGAATGGGAGGCGGAGTTGAGAGAAGCTATTTTAGAAATATGTGGCGTCAAAGAGGTTTTTGAAGTTCCACAGACACTAATGACAAAGCTGTTCAGCCATGAGCAGTCTGACTTACTCGCTCGCATTGCTACCATCTATGGCGATAGGCAACTGGATCAGTTCCGTGATTTCTTTCAGGAAGAGGGAGCTGACCGCAAGAAGTTGAAACAGGACTACACGCCCGATGGTGTGGCGGAATTACTGGCAAGGGTGTCCAGAGGTGGCAAGAGTCTAGCAGACATCTGTGCAGGGACGGGGAGTCTAACCATCCAATACCTCAACTATCATCCAGATGTGGAGTTTGTGAGGTGTGAGGAATTTTCTGCCAAGGTTATCCCGTTTCTGCTGATTAACTTAGCCATTCGCAAGATCGATGCTGAAGTTATCCACGGAGATAGTCTGACACGGGAATGTTTCAATGTCTATTCTATCCAGGATGGTGTTATCAGTCAGATAGATAGTCCAAGTGACAGGAAAGTTGAAGTAGTCATCTCAAATCCACCTTACTCGATGGCATGGACGCCAATCAGTGATGAGCGGTTTGACCTCTTTGGACTAGCACCCAAAACCAAGGCAGATTTTGCCTTTCTCTTGCACGGTTTCCATCAACTGGAAGACGGTGGCAGTATGTCACTAATCCTTCCACATGGTGTTCTCTTTCGTGCAAATAGCGAGGGCACTATTCGCCAGCAGTTGCTGGAACACGGGGCAATCGATACCATTATCGGTCTAGCACCCAACCTGTTTCTGAATACAGGTATCCCAGTTGCGATTTTGCTCTTGAGAAAGGGGCGAAGCCAGAAAGATGTGTTCTTTGTTGATGCCAAGGATGAATTTACCAAGGGCAAGGCACAGAACAGTTTGGATGTGGAGCATATCAAGAAGATTACTTCGGTAGTGTCCTTGAGAATGACAACAGAGCGGTTTTCTTACATAGCTGACTGGGAGAAGCTTGTCGAGAATGGTTTCAACCTGAATATTCCCCGCTATGTCGATACCTTTATCCCTGAAGAAGTCCAACCCTTAGGGGTCATCTTGAGGGAGTTGATAGAGATCGACAGGGAAATTGCTGAAACGGAGCGAGAGTTTGCGAGATTGTTCGGTCAACTGGTTGCGACAGATCCAACCAAGCAGGCAGAGCTGGAAGCAGAACAAGAGTTAATGCGTGAGTATGTGGACAAGCCTCGTCTTTCCAAACTTATCACAGAAGAAAGCGAGCAATTAACATTATGGTAATGAAATTAGCCAAAATTACAGAACTAGCAAACATAGAGCGGTCAAGTGGCAGGGTCTATCCAGCCGGCTGTACCTTGATACAAATTAGCGCGACAAGAGGGCAAGTTCTTTACCATGCTGAAGAAGCGGAAATTCCAAGTCATTACGCTGTATTTTTGCCGAATGACATGGTGTTACCTAAGTATCTCTATCATGCTATTTCTTGCCAAGCAGGGCATTTCATCTATACAGTCCAGACGGGTCTGAATATCCAGATGGATACCCTGAACGAGATGAAGCTGAAAATTCATACGGACTTGGAGAAGCAAGCAGAAATCGTGAAGTATCTGGATGTGATTGAGAAGATGGAAGCCAAGGAAGAGGCAACCATAGATTTATTAAAACAAGCAAAACAGACAAATCTAAGTAAGATGTTTGTGGGGTAGGAGGGAACAGATGAATAAACAGGAAGCGATTGAGATTATTGAGCAAGATAAAATACAAGTAGGTAGGCTTGTAGAAACAAACAGTGGAGCGCATTCAATTCAACAAAAGGTAAAGTCAGTTGATTACGTACCTCTTGAAATCGTCGTCAATACAATTGATAAAATTGGTTTGAAAAAGGTTGTGGTGCCGAAGTATGTAGCGGAGTGGATTGAGGAATGTAAACGCTCCGGTTGGCATTTGGAAAAAGTTCTTTATAGACTGGATGACGATGAGAAAGTCGGTGATTGGGCATATGATGAGAATGACGACTTGATTCCTGAGAATGTTGATATGATAGCCCGTGCATGGCTTGACGGCTACGAGATTGAGCAGGAAAAGTTGTATACAGTGGAGATTCCGAATCCGAATGCAAATAAGTGGAACGCTACAGTCCTCAAGCGCAGGGATAACAACGATAACGCTATTGAACTATGTGTATATGTAAGACCAGATTTTAGTGACTCTGATTTTCAACTCACCGAATCCGAAATCAAACAGGATTTTGAATGGGCTTGGGATGCGGGATTTGCGAAAGAGGTGGAGTAATGTTTGAGTTATATTTCCGAATAAATGACAACGAGCCAGAACTACAAGGCACATTTGACACGGCAGTAGAAGCTGAAAAGTACATGCAACGTTTGATTGATACCAAATCAAGAATCAAAAGCTGGTATATCCGTAAAGCGCAACGCGATGGCTATTGGTTGTATGATTATGGTGCGCATAATGCGTTTTATATGATTAAGAAGGCGGAGTGATGAGGTCTGAGAAACGTAGTTTAGCTATCAACGAATTAAAAGAAGCGCTTAAAGATAAATTAGTGAAAAAGATTTGCGGTGGTAGAGTTTGGGTAGTGAGCGCTGAGAAACAGGAGGTGTTAAATGACGACCAACGTTGTCCAATTCATACCGAAACATGATATATGCCACGAGTGCTACAAGAGAAAAGCAACAAAGCTGTGTGATTTTATAATTGGTCAGACAGGAATAGCATTCTATCGAAGTTTCAGTTTATTTAAAAATCAGCAACAAAGGTTTCTTACTTGTGATAAGTTGCTCTGCAACAGATGTTCCAAAAGATTTCACGGTATGGATTTATGCAAAAATCACTTTAAAAAAATTACAAGAGGCAACCAATGACTAACGAAAATCTAGGTGTGCTACTGGTCGATGTGCCAGAGCCGAAGCGGATGAAGTATTCTATCCTTGTCCGAAAAGATGGAAAACATACGATTATTGATACGGATTCGGAATTAATCGTAAAGACCTACGCATGTCGCTGCACCCAAGAAGAAGCTAAAAAATACCCACAATTCAGATGGGTAGCGTTGGAGGAGTTGGGATGACCATTAAAGAACTAATCAAAGAATTGCAGATGTATGACGAGGACAAAGAGGTTGTTTTAACGATAGCCAACGTTTATCCAGTTTTGCATGAATTCGTAGATTTGGAAACGGGGTTGGTTCGTCTTTCGTCGGATTGTCAAATCGGCTTTGAATTCAATCTTTTATCAGACAATCGTCTGGAAATTGAGGGGGTGTGGTAGATGACCACAGCAGATAAAATTTTATTCATAATGCGACATAACGGTTGGACAAAAGACGTGTGCGCAGATGAAATAGGCGTACATGTAACACAACTAAATAGATGGCTAAGAGGGGTAATACCCAGTGAAAAAAACATGAATACCATCGACAGTTTGTATATTCAGCTTGTGTTTAAACCTAAAAGACCTAAATACATACCGAGGAAGAGGGAGAAGATTGTGATTGAATATCCGTATTACAGCCATCAGAGACAGCTGTGGGAAAAATAAAAAAAGCCAGCACTACTTGTACCGACTCTGTGAATAAAACTCTAAAACTATTATATCACAGAAAGGTATGAGCAGATGACTTTTTTTCCAGAAGTTGATTTCGAAAAAACGAAAGCTAATGCAAAACGAAAACTGAAAGAGTACCCTCGCTGGCGTAGAGTAGCGAACGATGTAGATGGACAGAAAGTTACTGCAGTGTACACTTTCGAACCGAGACAAGCTAATGGCAATCCGAGCAGGCCCGTGGAACGCTTGGCAATCAATCGAGTAGATGCTGAGGCAGAGCTTGAAGCTATCGAGTATGCGATTAATAATCTACTCAATCCTACGCATAGACGTATACTTTACGAGAAGTATCTTTACGCAGGCAAGCGATATGATTTTGAAATCTACAACGACTTGTACTTATCAGAGGCTAGTTTCTATATCGAACTCAACGATGCCTTGCTATCGTTTGCTGAACAATATAGAAGCGGAAGTTTGTTAGTTCAAAATTAGAGTTTTGACCAAGAAATCAAAAGTTTTTGTATAGATTATTCGTTTTTGTCGATGTTAAAATAGTATTGTCAAGATACCGAGAAGAGATAAACGTTAACATTTCAGTCGTTGTCAATTGACAGCCAATCTCCTTATACAATCGAACTCGGTATCTAAATTGGGAACATAGCTCAGCTGGATAGAGCATACGAGTTCTAATCGTACGGTCACAGGTTCGAGCCCTGCTGTTCCCGTTTAAGAGTAAGTGAATCCTGCGGGGACCTTGACTCGGAGGTCTGGTCAATCGCATATCGGACCAAGACCTAATATGCATTAGTCACACAACGAAGTGTGGCTTTTTTAATTTTGATTGGAGGTGATGATATTGGCGAAAACAAAGCGTGGTAGACCAACCAAGATGACGCAAGGAACACTACGGAAATTAGAAGAGTTGTTTGTGAGAGGATTGAGCGATGAAGAAGCTTGTCTTCTAGCTGATATAGGAACCACAACTCTTTATGATTACTGTAAGGAAAATCCTGAATTTTCGGAGCGAAAAGAGTTGCTTAAGCAACGTGTGAAAACACGGGCAAAACTTAATATATCGAAAGCGATTGAAGATGGGGATATAGACTTGTCAAAATGGTACTTAGAACGTCGTGACAACGATTTTAAAACAAAACAAGCAGTGACACACGATGGTGAAGTCAATATCAACCAAACCAACCCATTTGCCGACTTGACAACGGATGAGTTAAGGAAGTTGATTGATGATGGATAGAGCGGCAATCAGGCAACAAGCACGTTTTGAGTTAGCTCGTCGCGATTTCTTTTACTATTGTCATTTGATGGCAAGCGACTTCTACAAACCATCTCGTAGATACTTAGTCGAGCTTTGTAATGACTTACAAGGCTTTTTAAGTGACAACGAGCATAATGTGTTGGTTATCAATGAACCACCCAGACACGGAAAATCAAGGACGGCAGGCATGTTCGTTCAGTGGTTGCTTGGAAATGACAACGATAAAAAGATAATGACTGGTTCGTACAACGAAACGTTATCAACTGTATTTTCGAAAAATGTCAGAAATGCTATTCAGGAAACGAAGGCAGATGAAGACGTTGTTGTGTTTAACGACATTTTTCCAGATACGCATATAAAATATGGCGATGCAGCTATGAATTTGTGGAGTTTGGAAGGCGGCTATAATAACTACTTGGCTACAAGTCCAACAGGTACAGCGACTGGTTTCGGTGCTGACATTATTATCGTTGACGATCTTATCAAGAATGCGGAAGAAGCTAACAACGCAACCGTTTTAGAAAAACATTGGGAGTGGTTCACGAACACGATGCTTTCACGTCTTGAAGAGGGCGGAAAAATCATTATTATCATGACACGTTGGCATTCGCAAGATTTGGCAGGTAAGGCGCTGATTGAACTTCCTAAGTCTGATTACAAAGTCAAGCACATTAGCATGAAAGCTTACGACGAAGCTACGGATACGATGCTTTGTGACGAAGTATTGAGTAAACAAGCTTATCTTCAAAAGACTAAGACTATGGGAGCTGATATTGCGTCTGCGAACTACCAGCAAGAACCTATTGACATCAAGGGCAGGTTGTACAGTGGATTTAAAACCTATGTTGACAAGCCGACATTTAAGCGTATTAGTGCTTACACTGATACGGCAGATACAGGCAAGGACTATCTAGCTAGTTATATCTACGGCGTCACTATGGACAATGAAGCGTATATCTTGGACGTTGTTTTCACAAAGGAACCGATGGAAGTAACAGAGCCTTTGCTAGCTCAAAAACTAGCAGAGTGGCAAGTCAATACATGTGACATCGAAAGTAATAATGGCGGTCGCGGATTCGCTAGAAACGTTGAACGTTTGACGCAAGATAGCTACCAAAACCGATATACAGTTTTTAATTGGTTTCATCAGTCTCAAAATAAACAAGCAAGAATTTTGACCAATACGACCTGGGCAATAGAGCATATCTATTTCCCTGAAAATTGGAGACATCGTTGGTCAGAATTATATCAAAATCTTATGAGCTATCAAAGAGAAGGTAAGAATGCTCATGATGATGCTGCAGATGCACTGACAGGCGTAGTCGAAGCAATTAATGACAAAATTAGAACTAAAGCCAAAGTCAAACGCAAATCGCTTTACGGCTTGTAGAAAGGAGCAAAAATGGAAGAAGTATTGGTCTATAGTCGCTCGTTGTATAACGAGCAGAATTTAGATAAGGATATCATTTACAAATTGATAGTAAAGCATGACCAGACCAGTAGTAAACTCAAGAAGCTAAAAGATTACTACCTTGGAAAACATGCTATTGAGAAGCACACACGCAGAAGTAATCTGCCAAATTTTAAGACGGTTGCTAATCATGCTAAGGATATTGCGGATACCGCCACAGGTTACTTTATGGGCAATGCTATCCGCTATCCTAAGACCGACGATATGGACATCGAGGATTTGCTAAAAACTTTCGATAGTGCAGATGTTGATTCGACAGACTTAGACAACGCTTTGAACATGGCAATCTACGGCAGGGCTTATGAGTACATCTATGTCAAAGAGGATGAAAATGAGCTGGTAACTCGCAGTCTAGAACCAGAGAACACTTTTATTGTTTATGATGATTCGATTGAACAGAAACCTTTGTTTGCGGTCTATTATTATCAAACGAAGGACGATGTGACGGAAGAGACGTATTATCGAGCTCAGGTATTGACAGAGAACCTGCAATATAGCATGTCTTTACGTGAGCAAAAGAAAGAGTCAGAAGAGGGTGTTCCGCATAATCTCGGAGCCCTGCCTATTATTGAATATCGAAACAATCGCTATATGGTCGGAGATTATGAGCAACAGATTAGCTTGATAGATGCGTATAACTCACTGATGGGCAACCGTGTGAATGACAAGGAACAAGCTATTGATTCTATTTTGGTCTTATATGGCGCAGCGCTGGCGGATACACCGGAAGAAGCAAAAGAAGCGATGGAGATACTGCGAGAAGAAGGATTGTTAGAACTCCCTAAAGACGCAAGTGCTGAGTTCTTGAAGAATGTCTTGGATGAGGCTACGGTCGAAGTACTTCGTAAGGCGCTGAAAGAAGATATTTACACTTTTAGCCACGTCCCCAATCTCTCAGATGAGAATTTCGCAGGGAATACATCAGGGGTAGCTATGGAATTTAAGCTTTTGGGCCTTGAAATGATTACCAAGACCAAAGAGCGATACTATATCAAATCTTTACACAAACGCATACAGATTTTTGCGAATTATTACAACTGGTCTCAGATTTACGAAAATGCTAAGGCGATTATTCCGCAGTTTAGCCGTGGTTTGCCAAAGAATTTGTTGGAACTTTCCCAAATTATCAGCAATCTCAAAGACAAGGTTAGTCTACGCCAACTTATTTCGCTCTTGCCGTTTGTGGAAGACCCAGATGCAGAGATTGAGGCGCTTGAAAAAGAAAAAGAGGCTGCGCAAGAAGAACCTGCATTTAGCCAGAATTTGCCTTATGAAGAGAGCGTGACAGATGGACAATCAGAAGTATTGGGAGAAGCGGAAAGCTCAGCGAATGGTTCAAGAAATGGACAAGGCAGAGCAAACCGCAAAACAACTCGATGAAATTCACAAGCTAGCAAGTAGGCATATCACTTCTAAGATAGACCAGATTTTTGAGAGTTATCGCAGAGACCACGGACTGACGGAAGATGAAGCAAGAAGAGTGTTAGATAATGTCAAGAATCTATCGGATATTCGGGAGTTAAAATTAGCTTTACAGAATACAACGGACAGTGAAGAGATACGGCAGTTGCTTATCTTGTTAGATTTGGCTCCCTACGCTTCCAGAATTGAGCGATACGAGGCTTTGCAACGTGAGGTGGATAATTTACCCACCCGATTGTATAAAGCCGAAAATGAGGCTTCTAGAGCCTTCTATGATGAGTTTATTCCAGATGCTTATTATCACTCTGTTTTTGATTTGCAGCAGCAGTCTGGTGTGGCATTTGCTTTTAACAGGATTGACCCAGAGGAAATCAGAGCTATCCAGCAAACGCCATGGCTGGGAGCGAATTACTCTGAAAGGATTTGGGGTAATACTCAAGCCTTAGCAAGTGAATTACAAAAGCAATTGGCAGTCAGTCTGTTAACGGGTCGGTCAGCTCACGAGACCGCAGAAGTCATTGAGGCTCAATTCGGAAAAGGGAGTCAAAATGCTCGACGGTTGATTCGAACAGAAACGAGTTATTTCCATGCAGAAATGGAAGCGAAGGCTTATGAAGAAGCAGATGTGGAATATTATCGTTTTCTCGCAACATTAGATTTGAGAACGTCAAGTATCTGTCGAGAGCATGATGGTAAAATCTACAAAGTTAGTGAACGGATAACTGGCAAGAACTATCCTCCTATGCATCCTTGGTGTCGGTCGGATACAATAGCATCAGACGATTCAGAATGGTTAGCCAAAGCAACCAGAAGCGCCAGAGACCCAGTGACAGGCAAAACTATTCAAGTCCCTGCCAATATGACGTATAAAGATTGGTATGAGAAGTATGTCAAACCAAAATACAAGGCGGATAACTTGGACATTTGGAAGATTGAACGTGCCAATAACCAGTACGAGAAATATAAGTCAATTCTTGGAGATAAAGCCCCTAAATCGCTTGAAGACTATATTGATTTGAAGTATAATGATAAAGAGGGATATGGACAGTTACAGGACCAAGCTAGATGGATAAAAGCGAAATTCCCGTCTGAGAAGTCTTTTAATGGTCATTTTGAGAAACACGGTCATGAGTTTCCAAGTTTGACTAAAGAAGAGTATCGAAAACTTGCATCGGAACTGATTGCTAGTCCTACCGATGAAAATATTTTGGGTTATGAGACCGAGGGTGGACGTAGAGTTCGCTATGATAAGGCTGAGAACATTATCGTAATAGGTCGGCGAAACAAAAATAATCAGGCGCGATTGAACACAATGTTAAAACCAGATGAAGGTGAGAAATACTATTATGAAAACTACAAACGAGATTTTCCTGATTGATGGAGAAGAGTACATTCGCTGCCCTGTTTGTGGACGGAATGTCATGTTATTTGATGTGTGCGAATGTAATTGGGAAAACACTGGTGAAACAAATATTGACGGCGGTCCAAATAAGATGACGTTAGAAGAAGCAAAAAAAGCATATGCAGAAGGCAGACCAATTATTTAAATAAGCACTCAAGTAGTCGAGTGCTTTTTTGTTGCAGAAAATAGGAGGGAGTATGTACCAACTAAGTAAAATAAAAAAATGGTTCATCAAGACTTTCTTATGTGTTCATGATTTTTGGTTCAAAGATTTAGGGCATTATAAGATTGATTTTTATTATTGCAAGAAGTGTGGTAAGGTCACTAAAAGATTATAATTTTTGGAAAGGAGAACGCCATGAATAAGCGGATTAAAAAGAAATATCGTCTAATACAAGCTTTGGAACAATGGCTACTGGCTATTTCTACAACGATAGACATTATCGTCAACGGTCAAAACCGGCTATATAATCGTGTGGCTGAGCTAGAGAATATTATCGAACGCAACGCCCAGGCTACGAATTCGAGATTTGATTATCTTGAAAAGAAAGTAGCTAACAAGCTGTCCAAGAAGTCTTGGTTTAGTCGTAAATAAAGGAGTAAAAAATGCGTTATCGTAAGAAACCTGTTGAAATTGAAGCAGTTCAGTGGAACGGTAGAAATTTTGAAGATGTTTACAGTCTTTGTGGTAGAAGTCAACTTAACTATGACGAAGAAACAAACACGTTGTACATTTTGACTTTGGAAGGTGTAATGCGAGCTGACGAAGGCTGTTATATTATTAAAGGTATCCACGGAGAAATATATCCATGTAAGGAAGATATTTTCAATGATACTTATGAGGCGATTGGACCCCAAAATATTGTTGGTTTTCGCAGTGTTTTGGATTCTATGTGAGGAGGTGGTCACTCATCTTGACAGCAGGAAAGACTGCTTGAAACTACTCTAAATTACTTTAAACTGGTCGAAATTGACCAGTTTTCTTTTTGGTCCAAGCATTGAAGACGGTAAAAGCTATGGAAAAACAGTCGGGGACGACTTTAAAAATAGGAGGTTCGCAATGAACGAAGAAACACAAACAGTCGAAGCGGTCGAAGATGACAAACAGGTAGCAGCTGAACCTGAACAAGTCACAACAGACCCGAAAGACGAAAAGAAGTACACCGATGCCGATGTTGATGCTATCATTGACAAGGAATTTGCTAAATGGAAAGCAGAGCAGGAAAAAGCTGAATCAGAAGCTAAGAAATTAGCCAAGATGAACGCTGAAGACAAGCAGAAGTACCAGCTTGATAAGCGTGAACAGGACCTTGCTGACCGTGAAGCAGAAATCACACGCCGAGAGCTAACCGCTGAAGCTAAGACGATTTTAAGCGAACGTGGCTTACCAATCGAGTTAGTAGACGTGGTTAATCTTGCTGACGCTGATAGTGTACGTGATTCCATTGATGCTATTCAAAAGACTTGGGAAGCAGCAGTCTTGAAAGGTGTTGCTGATAAGACCAAAGGAAGTGCACCGATGAAGAAAGCGCCACAAGAACAACCAACCGTTGAAAAGTGGGAACGTGATTTTTTGAAATAAGAAAGGAAAAATAAAATATGCCATTTGAAAATATTAACACCGCAACATCCCGTGAAAAATTCTTAGGGATTATCGAGAAAGTTGTTGCTAAAAAATCTTACTCAGCTCCGCTTTTGCTATCGAATGATGCAGTGGAAATGAACGGGCGTTCATTTACTGTTACAAAATCTGACACAACAGAACTCAAAGACTACAAGCGTAATGCTGACAATGAGTTCGACCATGCACAAACAGAAGAACGCACATACACTCTGGACCAAGAAAAATACTGGGGGCGTTTTGTGGATCGTCTAGATGAGCGTGATTCAAACGGTGAAGTCAATGTCAATTATGTTGTCGCTCGTCAAGCTGCCGAAGTTGTGGCGCCGTACTTAGACCATCTTCGTTTTGACGCTCTTCTTGGTAATGTCAGCGATAATGTCGTACCAGCTAATACTAAAGGTGCTAATAATTCTTACCAAGCTGTCTTGGATGTTTCTGAGAAATTGGATGAATTGGACGTAGTGGAAAACCGCTTGTTGTTTGTGACGCCAGCATTTTATAAAGCGATTAAGTCAGAAATTGTCAACCTTCCACAAGGAGACACCAATCAAACTGTGCTTTACAAAGGTTATGTCGGTCAGTTGGATACATTCACGGTTTACAAAGTACCATCTAAGTACCTTAAAGGCGTACAAGCTGTTGCGACAATCGGCGGGGTAGTCGTTTCGCCTATCCAAGTAGATGAAACGAAGTATAACAACAACATCCCAGGTCGTTTTGGTGAGTTGGTGGAACAATTGCTGTATACTGGAGCATTTGTCTTTGATTTTGACCAGAAGTACATCATTTCTATTGCGACCTCTAAACCAGAAGCGAAGCCAAGCGCACAAGGCGAATTAAACATCCGTGCAGAGCAGTGGGTATCTGGTGCAACTTATGAAGCTGGTGCTCGTGTACAGAACGAAGGTAAGTTGTTTGAAGCCACTAAGAAAGTAAATTCATCCTCAACAGCTCCTGGTAGCGATTCAGCCAACTGGAAAGAGATTGTCTAGGAGGCCCTAAATGCGCTTTAAGGTATTAAAAGAGTTTACTGATGACGAACTTGGTTTTGTTCATCGTGTTAACGATATCATCGAATTGACCAAGGAACGTCATAAGCAGATGAAGAAAAACGCTAAATTGCAAGACGTGAATTTGGCTGATTACATTGAAGAAATCAAGACCAAAGGAGCAGAAGCTCCTGCAAAATAGGGGGCGGATATGCTAGAAGATTTAAAAACTTTAACAGGCGAGAGTGATGATAAAATCCTCTCGTCTTTGCTTTTGAGGGCAAAAAATATCATTTTGACTGAGACAAATCGAAGTCAGCTTACGCCAGCGCTGGAAGGTTTGCAACTGGAAGTGGCACTCGAGTTGTTCAATCGCCAAGGAAGCGAGGGCGAAACATCACGGAGTGAAGGGGGCGTGTCTGTGTCTTATAAAGACGGGCTGTCAGATACTATTTTGAATGGTATTCGGAGTCATAGACTCGCAAGGGTGGCAGGTCGTGCGTTTGAAGCGAAACCGACTGAAGCCGTATCTGATTCGTAAAGCTGTCATAGTGACGAGTGATGAGGGTATCAAGAAAGCTACTTACAGCGATGTTTCTACTGAGATACGGGCCGAGATATGGCCTGCTAGTGGTCGTTTACAAGCTGAGATATACGGTCAGAGATTGGCATATATTTTGAATTGCTTGGTAGACCGTGAGACTCTTATAGATGAAGGCGATGGCTTTTGTATCAACAGCGATAAAGTAACCCATAAAGTCATATCCATAAAGCGATATACAAATCATCAAGTCTTGGAGTTGGAACAATGTCGCGATTGATAGGTGCTGATAGGTTAATCTCGAAGCTCAAACGATTGTCTAGTCAACGACAGACCGAAATCATAGCGAAAGCTGTACACAACGCTGCTAAGAATGTTGTACAAGCTGATGCAAAGTTGCGAGCTCCTGTCAACGATGGTGATTTGAGAGCGGGTATCAAGGTCCGCATGTCCAAGCCTGGGAATCCAAGAGCTGAAGTCGTAAGTACGTCGGACCATGGTGGATTTGTCGAATTTGGAACAGGTCCAAAAGGCGCAACAAACCATGCAGGCATTTCGCCAGAAGTCAGCGTGTCCTATCGAAGCACACCTTGGTATGTCCACGAGTCTCAGATTGATGCCGGTCCTTATCGTTTCCCCAAGATTGGCGAGTTTTACAAGATGTTTGGTCAAGTTGCCCAACCGTATCTTTATCCAGCACTTAAGGATAATGAGGAACGGGTCACTAAGAACATCAACAGATATGTTAAGCGAAAATTGATTGAAGAGGTCAGCAAATGATAAATATTAAGCCCATCATTTACAAGAAATTGAAAGAGGTTGCGGACAATGTGACAGATACTTATCCGCAGGATTGGGAGAATTTCCCGGTTATCATCTACTTAGAAGAGGAAAACAAGCCTTACGAGATTACAGATGATACAGAACAGATGTCCTATTTGCGCTACAAGGTCGATATTTTCCACAATGATAGTACGTCAGAATTAGCAGTAGCGATTGATGCGATTTTTGCATCTCTCGGGCTAAAACGTACATCCAGCGTGGATACACCCGACCCAACGCACTTACGACACAAAGTCATGCGATTTGAGGGGATTTTAGATCTAAACTCCCGAATCGTTTACCAATACAGAATGGAAGGATAAAACATGTTAGCGAATGGAATTAAATTGAAAATGAGCGAGACCAAAGGGTCTAGCTATACAGTTATCGAGGGCTTGAAAGAAGTTCCAGAACTTGGTATTGACCCTGAGAAAGTTGAGAATACGACCCTTGCGGATACCATTAAGCAGTATGAATTTGGTATTGGTGACGCTGGTGAATTGGAATATAAATTCAAGTATGAGAATTCCAAAACAACTTCTAGTTATCGTACTTTGCGTAAACTGGCAGATGCCAAGGCTGTTCGTCACTTTGAACAAGAATACCCAGATGGTACGAAGGTGCATTTCTCGGCTCAAATCGCAGTCAAATTGGGCGGTGGAGGCGTGAATTCTGCAATCGAATTTACATTGAAATTGGCTCTACAGTCAGATTTAGAATTCACTGATCCAGTAGCACTTTAAGGAGGTATAAATGTCAACACGTAAACCATATATCACTTGGACCGTCAAGGGAACAGACTATAAATTGCGTCTTAGCACTCGCCAAGCCTGTGAAGTTGAAGAAAAATTGGGCGTTAATTTGCTCAAAATCTTTATGCCACAACCAGGCGAACAGTTCAATCTACCGCCTTTGAAGGTCATGTTGTTGGTTGTTCAAGGTGCTTTGCAGAAGTTCCATCATGGTATCAAATTGGATGATGTCTATGACTTGTTCGATGATTACATTGATGAAGGCTACGGACAAACTGAATTGATGTCCGATATCATCGTACCATTGTTTGAAGTATCGGGTTTTATTCCTCGGAACAAGGAGAAGGAAGAACCGACGTTGACAGTAGTCGAGTAGGTTCTGGTCCTTGTTCGGTCGCAGAATTGATTAACGGGTTTTATCCAACAGCATTAGATGCAGGGGTAGACCCGTTTTCTTTTTGGGAATACACTCTTTTGGAATTGAAAGAGTTGGTCGAGAGTTACAACAGGCAACAATTCCAGAGACAGAAAGAAATTGCTTCGCATAACTTTGTTCAATCGCAAATGATAGCTCGTTTTGTTTCCATGATGTTCCAGGAAAAAGGTGAAGCACCGGACATTTGGGACTTCTACCCTACTTTGTTCGAAGAGGATAGGCGACAGATAGAACAAGCTCGAATTGAGAGAGATTTGATAATTCATCGCGAACGGATGAGGGCTTTTGCTGAAAGAATGAGAGGAAGATTCAAAACTTCCGAATAAGATAACATGGAAAGGAGGGGAACTATGGCTACAACCTTAGAAGAGTTGAGAGTTATTGTCGAAGGCGAGATTGCTCCATTTCAAAAAAAGATGAAGCAATTGGAATCTCAGATGAAGCAAACTCAAAACAAAATTGAAAACAAGACAAAAGGTCTTAGAGAGCGTGTAGGTCAACAAGCTGGTGGTATGGCGGCTGCTTTGGGCAAACTTGCTAAGATTACTGCGTTAGCTTACCTAGGCAAGAAAATGTTAGACCTCGGCATGTATTCTACGCAGATGGCTCTTGAAGTGAGTGCTTCAGTCAATCAAATCAAACGGCAGATGGGCGAAAGTTCCCAAGCGTTTTTAAAGTGGATTGATAACAATGCCAACGCAATGAATATGAGTGTTGGAGAAGCTACCAAGTACGGAGCTGTCTATTCCAATCTATTTTCCAACTTTATCAAAGATTCCGACAAACTGAGCGCTTATACAGGCAAGATGTTACAGACATCTGCTGTTATTGCGCAAGGTAGCGGACGGACCATGACAGATGTTATGGAACGTATCCGATCAGGCTTGCTAGGGAACACCGAAGCGATTGAAGACCTTGGAATCAACGTCAATGTCGCCATGATTGAGTCCACAAATGCCTTTAAGCGATTTGCGAACGGGCAATCTTGGCAACAGTTAGACTACAATACCCAGCAACAAATTCGCTTGATGGCTATTTTGGAGCAAGCGACAGCCAAGTACGGCAATACCTTGCAACAGTCTGTAAACGGGCGTATTAGCTTGTTCAAATCGCTTTTGAGCGATGCGGCGCTAAATATTGGTAATGCTATGTTACCGATTATTAATGCCATGATGCCTGTGCTAAATTCTTTTGCGATGGTACTCAAAAATGTCACTGCTAAACTTGCTGAGTTTATCGGTTTGATGTTTAACAAAAAAGCCAACGTGAAGAATAGCGCAATCGGAAATCTTGCTCAGGGTGCACAAAACGCAAATGACGCAGTAGGCGGTCTAGGCGATGCCATGGACGGTGTAGATGACGCGTCCGGTGGGACTGCAGACAATCTAGATGATACTGCCAAATCAGCTAAGAAAGCTGCTAAAGAACTTCTGGGCTTAGCAGGATTCGATGAAATCACTACCCTAAATTTGAACAAAGACGACTCAGACGGAGCTGGTAGCGGTTCCGGCGGAGGGAAGGGCGGCAAAAATGGCAAGGGAGGGAGTTCTGGGAACGGAACTGACATCTTACCTGAAATAGAATTGACTGATATGGACAACCAGTTTAAGTCCATATTTGACGGATGGGATAAAACCCTACAACCTCTTTTTGATTACCTCTCAAAATTAAAAGACCTGTTTAAAGACGGCTTTAATATGTCGTTTAGAGCTGACAGCTTGGACCGTTTTAAAAACGCTTTGGTTGGTATCTGGCAATCTCTAAAAGACATCTTTGCAGACGGAACTGTCTTGCAAGCAGCAGCAAGGTTTGGCGAGAAATTATCCTACGCTCTGGGACAAGGAACGGGAGCTGTCGCAAATGTCGTGATGGGCATTGCAGTCTTTATTGCCGAAAGTCTAGATAAATCCTTAAAAGAAACTAAGCTCGATATAAAGAATTGGCTAATTAGACAATTTGAGATAAAAGGCGACACTATCACTAGTATCGGAAATTTAGCTCAGGCTATTGGTCAAATTTTTTACGATACAATCACAAGCGTAGCAGCGACCGATATCGGTTCTGCCATTATCTCCTCACTAATCTATATCCGGATGGGGATAGATGATATAACCGGAAAGATTGAACGAGATTTTTGGGCGTTTTGGGAGCGTCTAGCCGTAGATAATCAAGCAGGTATTACAACGGCATTTATCGGCTTATTATCAGCTGTAGAACCTATCTTCGCGTCTATCAAGGACTTGTTCAAGAATACCTTTATCAGCTTAAATGCAACCTATGATGAACACTTAAAGCCGTTCTTTGATTCGTTCATTGAGGGCTTCAGTTCTATCTTTGGCACTCTGATAGACAGTTGGAACAATGATGTTCAACCAGTATTAGATAGCATCGGACAATTGTTCTCTGATATGTTTGATAACCATATTCAGCCTTTTGTTGATAATTTCCTATACGCATTCGGTCAAGTAGTAGATTTATTGAAAGTTGTATGGGAAGAGGGGTTTTTGCCACTCTTTGATTGGATTGCAGCGAACATACTACCAGTACTTGTTCCAATATTCCAAACACTTGCAGAATGGTTCGTGCAAGCGTGGAATGTTGTTTTCGATGTTTTAGGAGCTGTTTTAAAAATCCTAGGCGGTATCATCGAGTTTCTGGTCGGTGTATTTACAGGCGACTGGGAAAAGGCTTGGGACGGCATTGTTCAAGTAGCAAAAGGAATGTGGGATTTACTGTCGTCTATTTTCATGTTCGTTTGGAACGTCATTCTATCATTCTTAAAAGGTGTCTGGAATACCATTGTTGCAATATTACAGGCTGGATGGGATGCTATTGTCCGCATCTTCCAAGGTTTAGGTAAATGGTTTGGTGACCGCTGGAAAGATGTTGAGAATATATTTTCCAACGTAGGTAGATGGTTTGGACAGAAGTTTTCTGAGGCATGGAATGGTATTACAAATGCTTTCAGCAATGTTGTAGGATTTTTCCGTGGCATTTATGATAACATCGTCAGTTGGTTTAGCAACATTGGTGGCGCTGTAGCAACTGCTGTTTCTGGTGCATTTCGTTATGCGATGAATGGTGTGTTTGCCACTATTGAGAACGCTGTAAATGGCTTTATCGGTATGATTAACGGTGTTATTGGTTTAATCAATAACATTCCAGGCGTTAGCCTAGGTAGCATTGGCTACGTCAACCTTCCTCGTCTTGCCCGTGGTGGTATTGTGGACAGCCCTACCGTTGCCATGATTGGGGAGGCTGGTAAAGAGGTAGTTATGCCGTTGGAAAATACAGGCTTCCTGCAAACAATGGGACGAGTTGTCGGCGGTGCAGTTGTTAATGCTTTGGGCGGAGGTCTACCGCAATCGTCTGGATTGCCAAGTGGTGACATCGTCATCAATATCGGCAGCCGAGAATTCGGACGCTTTGCGATTGATGAGATTAACAAAGCACAGGCGCAAGCTGGCGAACTGTTATTAAACATTTAGGAGGGAAACATGAGTCGATTGATTATCAATGGAGTTACAGTAGTACCTCCTAAATCTTTTCAAGTCGCTATCAATGATGTAGATGGCGAGACAGGTCGAAATGCTAACGGAGACATGGTCAGGGATAGGATTACAACCAAGCGCAAATTGGAATGTGATTGGGGGATGTTGACACAGGCTGAGATGGCTCAGATACAGAATGCTGTTCAGCCTGTTTTCTTTGAAGTATCCTATCCGGACCCTATCTTAGGGCAGACCTCTAAAACATTCTATGTTGGTGACAGAACAGCACCAGCATATTCATTTGATGAAAAACTCAAACCATGGAGCGGTTTAAAATTTAGTTTAATAGAGAGGTAAGGTGGTTCACACGGTAACATTTAACCAAGCTATGTTAGCTAAAGATAGGGTGTTTGCTATTCGTGCAGGCGCCTATACTTCTAGCGACATCAAAGAAGCTAGTTTCAATTATGGATATATCAGCGGCGATACTTTAAAACCTGGCGGAACAGTTGCTGGTTCGGCTAAATTGACCTTTACATCTATCATCACTAGCTTTAACAAATTGGATAAAGTTTATCCAGAGATAGGACTAAAAGTTGGCGATTCCTTCGAGTGGGTTGCAATGGGTGAGTATTTTGTCAACGATATTAACATCGACCGCAACAGGAATACCACAGAATTAGATCTGATGGATGGGATGTTCAAGCTCAATCAACCTTATATTTCTGACCTGACTTACCCGGCACAGATTAGAGATGTCATTCGCGAAATTTGTGTAAAGACAGGAGTAGAGTTAGAAACAGATGATTTAGGTTTCCGAGCGATTCAGCATCATATCCAATCAAAAGCGGATAAAAAGGACATTACTTTTAGAGAAGTACTAAGTCAAGCGATTCAATTGCTTGGCTTTTCTGCTTTTTTTAACAGAAAAGGCAAATTGGAAATTCGTGGGTTGACTGAATCAAATATCACAATTACTGCTGATAATTATTTTTTGCACGGCCTGACTAAAAGCGAACTTATGTACCAGATTGCAGGTATCACTTGCAAGAAAGACAAAGAGACGTTAACAGTTGGATTGCGAACTGGTCGCTCTTTAGAGCTAGAAAATAGCTTCATGATACAGAATATCTTAGACGATTTGTATTATGATTTGAAAGAAATCAAGTATTATCCATTTTCTCTTGATTGGCAAGGACACCTAAAACTGGATGTCGGGCAATGGATTACGTTAAAAACAAACAAAAACGAGACTTTTAAAGTCCCTGTACTGAGTCAATCTTTTAATTTCAAGGGCGGTCTAAAATCCAAAATTAGTGCAGACAGCAAAGCTGGTAATGATACTCAGTATTCTTATAAGGGATTTTTAGGCAAGCGCATCGAGCAAATGTCTACTGAGATCGAAGCAGAGGTTCAACAGCAACTGGAATATAAGGATAAGGAATTCGATGAAAAAATTAACAAAGCCAAATCCGAAATCAATGACGGTATCGAGCAAGCCCAAGCTGAGGCTGAGCGGTATGCTGACGCTATTAAACAGGAAATTGATACTGAAATCGCCCAAGTCAACCAATCCATGCAATCCCAGGAACAGGAACACGACAGAGAGGTTGCGAACATCCTGTCTAAAACCCAGTCTGTCGAGTCGCTTGCCAACCAGGCCAAGGCAGATGCGGCAAACGCCATCGCTAGAGCTAACCAGGTCAAGACCGAAGCTATCGCAGATGCAAGAGCGCAGGTTGCGACCGTTAATCAAGCGTTAAATACTGCTAAGACTGATTTGCAAAATCAAGTTAACGCGATTGATGCTAAGGCTGTGCAAGCACAACGAGATATCACACAAGCTAAGTATGATTTACAAAGTCAGGCCTCACAGCTTATCGCACAAGCGACTAAACAAGTTGAGTTGACCAAGCTTACCACCGAAACGAAAAAGCTTGCAGATGGCACGCTAACGAGCTTAAACGAGCTGACTAAAACTGTCGACAAAACGACTGGCGACCTTACGAGCGTGACCAATCGTACTAAAGTCGTTGAGGATAGTCTAGCTGGTGTTAAAACTAATTACACTCAACTCAATCAGACGGTAAATGCCCAGACTGGTCAAATTGATAGTATCAATCGTAAGACTGCTGATTTACAAAGTGGTATTGATGGCGTTACAGAGCGGTTTAAGAGTTTAAAAATTGGTAGTCGTAACTATTTTAAAAACTCAAAATCTCGTAAATACTACATTACTAGTTTAACAACTCAAGATGTGAGGACTTATATTGATGAGGAGTTTTGGCAAAATGATACACGATTTGTCAAAGATTATGTAAGGGTGTCTTTTGATATAGCGTTTAATCCAGCCTTACAATCAAACTTTACAACAACTGTCCATTTTTCGGCAACTCCGTGGTATGGAGCAGGTATCACGTTTAAAGGTGGCACAACTGCGTTACAACATTTTGACTTAAAGTTTAATTTGAGCGACGCAACAAAAGCTTATAAGACAGACAATGTATTCATCCGTCTCACAAATACAATCCCCCTCAATACCGCTGTAAGTCTCGAAAATTTTAATCTATATTTATCCGCAGTAATCGAGGATTACTCTCAAAGCAACGCTGATTTTGAGTCCAAAATCGCCGAGTACAAGCGGACTGCCGACCAAAACTACGCTGGCTTACAATCAACCGTTAGCACGTTAGATGGTAAGGTCACTCAGAATAAGACCGAAGCCAATCAGACAGCTACGCAGTTATCTAACAGATTAACAAGCCTTGAAACATACAAGGACGGCGAATCAACTCGCGCTCAGTCGTATTTTGAGGCATCAAAGACAGAGACGGCCAAACAGTTAACAGCCGAGCGTACTGCAATTGCTACTAATTATGTGGCTAAGTCAACATACACAGAGGATGTCCGTGGAACGACCCAAAAACTTAACGAGATTAAGTCAACCGCTGACACTGCAAAGCAAAATTTAGCAACGTATCAAAACACGGTTGACCGTAAGTTGGAAGAACTGACATCAAGTACTCAAACGCTTGACGGTAAAATCAATACAGCGAGCGCAAAGGTTGATACTGTAGCCGGTCAGATACGGACTGAGATTGGCACTGTTGAGGCGAAGATTCCGACTGAGGCAGGCGGAAGAAATTACATTTTGAAATCTCAAGCCGAAATCAGTAGCACAGGTAGGTGGGTAAGCAAACCATTTAATTTGTCGAGTGACTTACTATCTAATTTGTCGAAAATCAAAACTGTCACAATATCTTGTGATGTCGAGGGTATCAATGTTTCCGCTTTAAATTCACGAAAAAGGTATGGTTTAGCTTGTTCAGTTGAGATAAACGGTGTAGTGAATTATTGGGAAGTTTGGCAAACGCAAGATACCACGAAGAAGCGAATTAGCCAGACGTTTACTGTTCCTGAAGGGAAAGTAATTACCAAATTTCACTCGCCGACATTATGGATACAGGCAGCCGGAGATATAAAAGTTTCCAATCCCAAAATCGAGTTTGGAAGGGTACCTACAGATCACACATTGGCGCCTGAAGATTTTGCCAATGAATTATCATCAGTCAAAACCACAATCACTCAGACTGCATCCGGTGTAGAGCAGTTATCAACTAGCTTAGCTACGACTGATAACAAAGTCACGACTGCTGAGGCTAAAATCCGACAGTTAATTAGCGATGTGTCAAGCAAAGTATCGCAAACGGACTACAATACGCTGACCGGCCGTGTGGATGATGCTGAAACAGCTATTACTCAAAATGCGACCGAGATTAGCAAGCGATTGACAAAGACGCAAGTTGATAAAGCAATCACAGATAAAGGGTTTCAGACTGCATCGCAAGTAGACACTGCAATCGCTGGTAAAGGTTACCAGACCAAGTCTGATGTTGACAACAACATCACAGGTCGTGGATACATTACTAGTAGTGCTCTGCAACCTTATGCGCTATCTACGACCGTACAAAATCTTGTGAAAGAGACAGCTGGTAGCTTTGAGCGTCAGATTACAGAAACAAGAGGTCTGATACCTAGCAACGCTGGAACCCGAAATCTACTAAAAGGGACAAAAGATTTAAGCGGTAATGATGCTAAAAGCTTTAACACATCAGATAAATACCTTGATTTTAACATCGCACGCTCGAGACCTACAACTGGATATTCTGACACGTTTAGCGCGTATACGACAATACCCGTAACGGCAAATGATTATATCATTAGCTTTTACGCTAAATCTGATGTTGATGGCGCAACGCTTTATTGCCATTTTTACAATCCAAACACGACTACAAAAGCCGAATCAAGCACAGGTTATAAAAGTGGTAGTTCGGACGGATTAGCGCGGGTACAGGTAACAACTGAGTGGCAACGTTACTGGGTCAAGTGGTCTCAAAGCAAAACTGACACAGTAAAAAAAGTGATTATTGGTCGAAACAATAGCGCAGACGGTATCAAAATCATAGAAGTTGCTGGTGTCGCGTTGTACGAAGGTGCATTAAATAAAGGCCATTTTGATGCGCCAGAAGACCTCGCCACCGTCACAGCTCTTCACAACGTTAACGACACAGTCGACAGTCACACTCGTACCATCGGCGCTGTCGGTACGACAGGAAGTATTTTGGATAATGTCAGCAAGGTTACGCAGACTGCAGCAGGCTTGGTCCAGGAGGTGTCTGGTACTAACGGGCTTAAGACCCAGGTCAGCACACTTGCAGGGTCTTATGCGATCAAAAGCCTGACAAAGGCTGGCGATGTGTTGGGCCAGATTAATCTAAACAGAGATGGCTCTATTAAGCTTGACGGCAGTCTCGTACAGATTACCGGCAAGACATATATCCAAGATGGTGTAATCAGCGCTGCTAAAATTGGCGATTTGGATGCTGGTAAAATCAAGACTGGTACGCTGGATGCTGCACGGATCAAAGCTAATTCCATCGACGGTAGTAAGCTTGTATTCGACCAAGCTTTTGTCAACAAGATGACAGCAAACGAAGCTTTGTTTAAGCAGCTGTTTGCTCAAAGCGCATTTATCACAAGCGTCCAGGCAGTGGCTGTGTCAGCTAAACAGATTGCTGGCGGTATTGCTAAAGCACTCAACGGTGGTATGGATGTCAATTTCGACGAAAGTAAAATCAACTTTTACACAAACGTAGCTGCAATAAGACGTATCTATACTGGACACCCTACTCAATTTATAAAATTCGAAACCGAAGGGAATTACTCGCGAACAATCATCGGGAGTAACCGTAATGGAGGAGAAGTTTTTAATTCGGCAACATTTGCAGGGATTGTTGTAGAGAACACAAACAATATAAACACAGAAGACAATGTGAGGATTTATGGAGATAACACGCTATTAAGACATGCACAAGGCGATGTCGGTTGGAATATCAATTCTGTCACTCAACGTATAGTCCCAGCTAACATGAACGCAGAGTCCGAAATTTGGTCTAAGCACTTTGTGGCTCCGGATAAAAATTCAAAGCCTGTCCGATTGGATACAGCAGTGGCAGCATTATGGGACATTTGGAATCACATCATCTACAACAATTTTGAGTTCAACGCAGCGCTTCGCACACACATAAAAGCTAGACGGGACAACTGGAAATTTGAATTAAATTTATAGGAGGAATCATGAATCAAGAACAAATCACTCAAGCGCTACGCTTGACTAATAACGACCTCGTGACAAAACTGTCAGAGGAGATGACGACGAAAAACTTGCTCGCTGTGCAACTAACTGAGGCACAGCAGACCATCGCTAATCTGCGGGCAGAAATTACTGACTTAACTCAGCAACTGGATGAAGCTACTAAACCAGAGGAAATCATTGACCAAGAAGAAGGAGAATAATCATGACAGAAACTACTAACAACACATTGCTTAATTTGGAAGAAACAACACAACCATTTGACCTTGCGACTGCATTGCAGTATATGAAGGAAAACGGGGAATTCATTCGCTGCAAGAATGCGACAAATGATTTTTATATGTACCGTGATGTGCAAAAACGTCCTGCAATTGTGAATGGTCGTCGCAAATTTGTGGATGTGGAAACTATCTGGGCCTTTAATCAGTGGGGCGGTACCGCTGCGACAATTAATATTGCTGACATGCTCAACGAAGAGTATTGGATCATGAAATTTGATGAAAACGGAAATCCAGATTGGACAGACCCAACAGCAGGAGCGGAGGCGTAGCCTATGCCAATCGAACACGCAGAAAGAATAGCCCAAAGTCAAGTTGCTTGGGCTATTTTGTTTATTTTATTATTCGGATTCGTCATCCGTTATCTGATTAAGACGTCAGACAAGCGAGAAGCTAAGCTCATGGATTTCCATGAGCAGGCCAAGGAAGAAAGTAACAAGCGGGAGGACCGCTTGATGAATCATCTTGAAAAGACTACCGCAGAAATGGGAGCCATGGCTCGTGAAATCGGTGGCTTAAAAGGTGAAGTGTCATTAATGAGTGACCGTATTGAAAAAATCGAAAAAGGAGAATAAGTATGAATCAACTTACAGAAATTATTATAGGGTCTGCTACTGGTATATTAGCTATCGTTGCTGGTATGATTGTCCATGAGGTCAAAAAGTATCTGATTGCCAAGGGTGGTAAGCGAGCGGTCGAAATTACAGAGATTCTGGCACGGAACGCTGTTAATGCAGTTGAACAAATCGCCAAGCTAGACCAGGACAAGCATGTAGACAAGCTAGACATGGCTAAACGTCGCGTAACAGGTCAGCTTGCTAAATACAACATCTATATGACTGATACACAGTTAGAGACCTTTATCGAGAGCGCAGTCAAGCAGATGAATGATGCGTGGAAAGGAGAAGCCTATGACAACAGTAAATGAAGCATTAAATAATGTAAGAGCTCAGGTTGGGTCCGGTGTGTCTGTTGGCAACGGCGAATGCTACGCTTTGGCTAGTTGGTACGAGCGCATGATTAGTCCGGATGCAACTGTCGGACTTGGCGCTGGTGTGGGCTGGGTCAGCGGTGCAATCGGCGATACAATCTCTGCCAAAAACATCGGCTCATCATACAACTGGCAAGCTAACGGCTGGACAGTTTCCACATCTGGTCCATTTAAAGCAGGTCAGATTGTGACGCTTGGGGCAACACCAGGAAACCCTTACGGACATGTGGTAATCGTCGAAGCAGTCGACGGTGACCGATTGACTATCTTAGAGCAAAATTTCGGTGGCAAACGCTACCCTGTCCGCAACTACTACAGCGCTGCAAGCTATCGTCAACAGGTCGTGCATTACATCACACCGCCTGGCACGGTCGCACAGTCAGCACCCAACCTTGCAGGCTCTCGTTCCTATCGCGAGACGGGCACTATGACTGTCACGGTCGATGCTCTCAATGTTCGCAGGGCGCCAAATACTTCAGGCGAGATTGTAGCAGTATACAAGCGTGGTGAATCATTTGACTATGATACTGTCATCATCGATGTCAATGGCTATGTCTGGGTGTCTTACATAGGCGGCAGCGGCAAACGTAACTACGTTGCGACGGGCGCTACCAAAGACGGTAAGCGTTTCGGCA